TTGGGGAAGGTATTATGTGTCTTCCCACATAGTAGCTTCACTGTATCAGACTGGGGACTACACCCCAGATTTGTTTCCAGATAACTCAAATTTTGATACAAGCTTGTCAACTGCGGTAGGGGCTTGAACAACCCCTACCCCTCTTTATGTCCACAACATCACAGAATACTCACACCTTAGATACTGATTTCGATTTTAAATCACAGGGGGTAATGTATTTGAAACCACAAGTAGTTATTTACGGACTAGATTCCAGACCAGTTAACACAGAGTTTGTTAAGAAGATTGCTAATATTGGTGGAGCTTTTGAGTTAGTTTTTGCTCCAGACTACCTAGTAGGGAAAGAACTAGTTGACTGGATTAAGGAAAATGTACCAGCAGTAAAAGAATTTATCTTCTCTATTGATGCTATTGCATATGGTGATTTAGTAAGCTCTAGATACTACTATGATATCCAAGATGCTAATGACAGACTTCATAACACTTTTGAGCCATTACGTGAGGCTTTTCCAGGTATTCCTGTAACAGCCTTTAACAGCATACTACAGTTAGCACCAAACCCTACGTCAGAAGCAGGGCGTAAAGACGTTAATCTAATACGTGAGTGGCACATTAATAACGACCTAATAAATAACGACTTAATAGGTCAAGAAAGAAATGATGCTATGAACCGTAACATCCAAATAGAAAATGAAGTAAACCCAGACAAGTTCTGGAATTGGCAGAAAACAATAGACCGTAACTTAGAAATCAATAGAAAAATGCTAAGTTGGACGGATTTAGGATACATCAAAAAACTTGTATTCTTTGTAGACACCTCTAATAAGTATGGACATACAAGTCTGAATAGAAAGTATCTAGAGAAGAAAGTTGCTTCTTTACCATCTACTCTAGGCGGAAAAGTCCATTTCGTAGCAGGTGAATATGGAACATCTACTCTACTAGTAGGGGGATTACAACAGAAATACTCTGGTATAGATTTGTCAATCAATGTCTCCTATACAGACCCAGACCTAGAAAAGGAATGGATTGATATAAATGAGTCTCTTACATTAAACGAAAGTATAGTAAACCACGCTGGTGCTATTGGCATTAGAACTAACTTTACTACTGATCCTAATGCAATCATTTATGCTCATACTCCTTATTCTAAGGATGATGAATTAATTCGTCTTATACAGGAGAACGTGAGTAAAGCTATCGTAATTGTTCCTAGTCAGTCTACAGGATTTATCTCTAGATTACAAAAAGAAGTAGATATTAGTAAGCTACTTGCTTTCTGTGGAACTGGTAATCCTAGCTCTCAAATTGGTCTTGCTATTGGACATGCAATTTCTAGATTGATTGCCTTGAAGACAGCTATGGCTAATGGTAACGGTGGATTAGCAACGACAACTCACGTTGATGTACTACTTAAACAGTTCTCTAATGTAATCTATATGAAGAAGCTATTTGGACATATCAGTGACTTTGCTACCTCAAAAGGTGTTGAGATATTCCAACTAGGTAATATACAGGAAGAATTATGCGCTTACATAGATAAGCTCATGAGACCACGGGTTGTAAGCCTTTATGCTTCTAAGTTCCATCATAAGAAGATTGCAGTAGATGACGTGGTTAAGTATAACGTGCTGGACAGTAAGTTTACTGGTATCAGAATTCCTTTAAATCACATTACAGAGGTGGATATGGAATCTAACTTAGATGTTAGAGTTAATGTACCTTTCTCTAAGGATTTTACAGATGTCCCTTCTAGTCACTGGGCTTATAACTTTGTTATGACGCTTCGTAAGTTAAAGGTATTCCCTACTGGAGATTATTTCTATCCAGACGCTCCAATGCTACGACATCAACTAGTGTCAGCTATATTCTCTTTATTTAAATTTGATACTAATATAACATCTATACCTAATCCTATGTTTAAAGATGTTCCTAACACTCATCCCCTGTATAAGGAGATTGTTATGATCAACCACTTAGGTATAATGAAAGGTATAGAAAATGGTACATTTATACCAGACGGAGAGCTAACTAGAGCGGATATTGCAGTTATCCTATCAAACCTATTCTCTTTAAAAACAACTCTGAAATATGACAATGTACCAAACTATTTCAGTGACTCTGGAGTAATTAGTTCAGCACAAGAGTCTATAAACTTTATAGCTCGTGTAGGAATTGCTTCTGTACCTGACAATAAGCTATTTAATCCAACTGGAACAGCAACTAGAGCTATGGTTGCTACCTTCCTTGGTAGATCACTAGAAGTATTATAAAAGAGTTAAAAACCCTAAGATACTAAATCTTAGGGTTTTTTCTATTATAAGGGGAAAACTCACAACCACTCGACTTTCTTTTATTAAAGGAGTGGTGATAGATGAAGCACTGGGAACATACAGAAGTGGTAGACATGCCTGCGTACAAGGAGTTCTTACAGTTTGGTACTCCTATTGTACCTAGTAAACAATTACCCTTCAATACAGCAGTTTACGTAGTTTGTGATGGTGGCTCTAAGCAGTTAGAAGGTATCTATGACAAGACTGTCGGTGGTATCAGACCCCTTAAAGACACTAAAGCTCCAAACCGTGACCTAAGACTGTATAAAGATGCAATCCAATCAGAGAATATCACAGTACTAGCAGTGGATGGATTAATGGGAACAGGTAAGACATCTACCATTGTTGAAGCATTAATTAAGAAGCATCTAAGTAATGTTCATTTACCAGACCATGTATTTGCAAGTGGTAACTGGAAACCAGACCCAGATGTACACAAGATACTTATCTCTAAGCCTGCTGTAAACGCTGGTGAAGAGGAATATGGTTTCTTACCTGGGGATATTAATGAGAAGATGATTCCTACTCTTCGTAACTACACCCAATATTTTGATAGAAACCATCAATCAGGTTTCAGTAACCTTAATACAGCTGGATATGTTGAGGTACTACCCTTAGGATTCGTTCGTGGTATGGATGCAATGAATACTGACTTAGTAGTCGATGAATGTCAGAATACTAAAGAGTTAGTAACAATCGTATCTAGAAGGGCAGAGAATTCTAGAATATTTTTAATAGGAGATACTTCTCCATTCCAAATAGACCTTAAAGGGAATACCCCGACTAAGAATGGTCTCAATGACATCATTGACCTCTTACAGGGAGCAGAATACTTCCAGTATATTGAAATGAAATCTCTAGAAAACATCGTAAGAAGCTACGAGGTAAGGGATTTAGTGAGAAGACTGTTTAAGAAGCATGGTGCTAACCCTCAAGAGTGGCGTTCTTAGGTATTTCCAAGGTACACAAGGTGGGGTATTTGTTACCTCACCTTATATTAATGTAAGGGGGACTACACATGGCTATGACAAAGGTTCAGCTAATTACAGGTATTATCTATACTGAAGAGCCTGCTACTAAACTACGCTCATTCCTACAGGGTGGAGTTAAAACAGGAACATTCGTAGGATATACTGATGAGAATAAGACTGATAAGGTTATTGTAGCGGTTCATGCAATGGAATATATTTTTGTTAAGTAGAGGTCTCTAAAAAGAGACCTTTTCTTATGCAGGAGAGAGGTTTTGAGAATCTCTTTCTTTTAAGGTAAAAATCAAAGGAATGGAGAGATTCACATGACTTGTGAACGTGTAGCACCAAAGACCATTAATCTAGTACCAGAATCATACAATAACCCTAGAATACTAAGAGGGACTTGGATTTACTCCCATCCCACTAAACCAATGCCCTCCCTCCCATTTGTCTATAGATTTAGGGAGATTATAGCTCAAAGCAGACAGTGTGGGGATAACTCGCAGGTAGTATTTGATGCAATTACTAATTATCCTACTTTAACTAATAAAGTCAATTTAACCCTAGAACAAGTGGCAGATAATAGGATGACTAAGAGAAGGATGAACTACATGGATGGTTCACTAACTCTAAGTGCTACTGAGGAGAACTACCTAGCAGCAGCTAAGGAAGTTATAGACTCTCATTTTGCTGGGCTGTACTATAAGTATATGAGAAGTGGAACAGTTGTAGGATTGAAAATAAATACCTCTAGTAAGGCTATTTATGCTATGACTTGTGAAGTTAACAGTTTCCTAAATGAAGTGGTGCTTAGAGGGGGAAAACTAAGCTCAACCAGTGTATATAGAATTATGGGTATTCTAAATAAGAACTTTGAGTTATTACAGGAGGAATTGGAATGATTACACTTTTAGTGTTATGTATAGGATTATTTTTAGGTGCAGGTGCAATTTTGGTGTTAACAGGTATACAAATAAAGGGAGACAGTGAGTACATTGTCAACTTTACAATCGTGTGTATTCTCTTCATAGTGTTCTGGTTATCCCTTGGGGGTATAATTCAGAGCATAGTATATTTAATTACAGGGAGGTTTATCTAATGGCTTTTACATTAATGAAATGGAATGAACAATACGGTGGAGATGCTAAGTTTGTAGTGCGAGATGATGATACTGGTAAACAAAGTATGTTTACCCCTGGTAGAGCACAAGATGTCGTCTGGACTAACAGTGACTTAGCCAATGCACCAGAGATGTCTAAGTGGAGTGACTTTGGTGATGAAACAGTAGACAATTTAGAAGATGTAGCATTTTAATTGTGTAAGCCCTTACAATAGTAAGGGCTTATTTTTATTTAGAGAAGTCGGGAGGTGGGTTAGAATGGAGTTAATTATAAACATCAACAAAGCCAGAGTCCTTAATACAGGCAAACTAGTTAAACGTGCTGTTCAAGTAAAAGGACAGGGTGGTAGAACATTCACTCGTATGCAATGGATAAATCCTGATAAAGGTAAACCAGTAATGGAGACATCACATGAAGGACATGAAGACCCTCATGCACATAGAGTAGCTAACATGAGTCCTGAACAGAAGCATTCTATGGTCAATCACTTTGTATCTAATAATAGGGATGAAGCGAATGACCTAGCAATGACTACAGGACAGAAGAGAGCACCTTATGTAGCAGACCATCAGGTTACTCAGCACTTAATGGATCATGCACACAAGATACCTCATGAATACGTGAAAGACCACTTAGACAGTAAAGAGTCAAAGCCTAGTCTAAATGTAGTGGGAAGTGACCTTCCAGAGAAGGAAGTTAACAAGCGTATGGGTAAGGAAGGTAGTTTAGACTTGTCCAAACTCAATACAGGGGCTTCAATGTATGATGACGACATCTTTAAAGAAGATACAGAGTATGCTAGTGAGGAAGGTCTTAACCCAGAGAAGGAATTTAGACATGTATTCAAAGACGTTACTAAAGCTGGTATTGAGAATGTATTTTCTGACCCTAAGGGTAACTGGACTGCACAGGTATCAGGTTATGACCTATTCCAGGATGGGGATAACGTGAACTGTGGCTTAAACATGACCCTATACGACAAGGATGGGGAGAAGATGGGACATATCATACGTTCAGCTTACCATGACGCAGATGGCACTCTACAGATACACAATGATGAGATGGAGCTAAAGACACAGTATCATGGTAAAGGGGTAGCCCAAACTATATACGACAGGTCTGAGCAATTATGGAGACACCTATCAGGTGGGCACAAGGTGGAGATAAACCTGACAGCCAATATTAGTGTTGGTGCATATGCATGGTCTAAGAAAGGCTTTGATTTTGCTAATGACAAGGAGCTAAAGATGGCTAGGGAAGAACTGAAACAATTCTGTAGAGGCAATGATATTAGCCTAGCAGATGTGCTTAAGAAGAGTGGACACAAGAGCGTAGATGATTTAGACCACTCATGGCAGTTCTCTACACTACAGAATGGTAAGTCTTATGAACTGGACAAGGTTATAGACCCTAAATATAAAAAGGATGTTGAGGGTAGAGAAGGTCATTTTGGTAAGGCTTTCATGCTAGGCGGATTGGGTATATGGGACGGTAAAAAGACACTAAACGATGACCATTCTTCAGAAAAAGTAGGTGAAATACATGGCAGAGCAACTAAAAAGAACAGCTAGAAAAGTACCTCATTACCGTCACGGTAGAGAAGGTATGAGTAGTGAAGGTGATGCTTGGATGCATCCAGAAGTGTTTGATGACGATTACGAACGAAAAACGAATTCTGACATAAGACGTTATATGGGTTCTCTGACGAAATCCAATCGTTTGGTTGTTGACATTAACAAGGCTGAAGCACCGAAAACTGGTAGGTCTTTGAATAGAGGAAAATTGGTGAAGCGCGCGGTACAAGTGAAAGGGAAAGATGGTAAGATGTTCACTCGTATGCAATGGGTAGACCCGAATGATGACCACCAAATACAGTCCCACCCTCTACACCAAGAGCCTTCACTGGAAGGTACTAAGCCTACCTCTTCTAAAGACCCTAGTGAGATGTCACGGGAAGAATACGTAGACCATCATGTTCGTAAGAAGATGTCTAAAGAAGAGAAATACGATATGCTAGAGAAACATGGGGTTGAATGGAAGCGAAATAACCATGAAGCTATTGACCATAAGAATGCTGTAATGGCTCTTAAAAACCATCTATTAAAGAATCCTCACCTTATTGGTGCGCACAACAATAAGGAAGCAAAGGACATTGAGAAGCCAATAACAGGTACAGATGATGAGAATGAGTTCTGGAATATGTGGGATAAGGCTGACAGAGAGGGTTCATATGAGCTTATGCGTAAGCTGGGTATTATAGAAAAGGATGAGCAAGACCCTAGATTCGACCCTAATGTAAAGGAAAATATGAAGCCTATTAAGCACTTACTGAACGTTACTCGCTTGAAGAAGCATCTACGTGAGAATAGGCACCTTATGACTGACCCTGAATATCTTCCTACAAAGGATACAAATGCAACTAAGGCTGCTAAAAAGCAATTAGAAGATAAGAAACAAGGTATCAAGCCATCTCCTGCACAAGCAGGTGGTAATGATGTCCACACTATCTTAGCTAATATGCCGAGGGAACAGTTGTATAAGCTTATGAAGGATGCAGGTATAGCAGATGAAGACCCACTTATCACAGGAGATAAGATGGCAGGGGTTAAGCACCACCTTAACATGATTAAGTTCAAGAAGCACCTAGAACAACACCCTGAGATACTAACTCACAATCCTGATGGTTCTCTTACAGAAGGTGAGAAGGAACGTATTGCTTCACTACCTGAAGAGGCTAAAGAACGTGACCGTATTAAGAGCTTTGTGTCTGATATGTCTCAAGAGGACGTAGAGGATGCACTAGACAAATACTCTGACCATGATGCAGTTAAGAACAGAACTAAATCTGACCATGAGGGTATTAACAGTATGCATGCAAAGGGTGCTCTAGTTAAAGTATTCTCTGAAGATAAGGAAAGAATGAAGCCTTATCAAAAAGAGGTAAGGGCTGACAGACTAATGAAGATGCGTATTGGTAATAAGGTTATGGGTAAATTCCTACGTCATGCATTTGGCTTCAAGGGTATAGGAGACTTAAAAAGACCTGAAGATGATGAGTTCCGTACTACAGAGTGGCAATGGCATGGTAATGGTGGTAGTGGCTCTGCCATGATGGAGAAGAACGAGGATGGAGATGCAGTACTAACTGTTATAGACTATGGGGAAGATGGTCAAGGGTGGAACGAATTCCAAGTCCCTCTACAGGAGGTTAAGGACTTTGTAGACGATTTGAGAAAAGGGAACGAACAAAAGAAAAAGGTTGAGCAGAAGGAAGTTCCCCTACAGAAGAAGCCAGCAGACCAGATAGAGAAAGCCCTAAACGAGAGTTTCGAAAAGAACTACACTCCAGAGGTTGGGGAGGTCATGAAGTCCCACTTTACTAAACTGTGGAATAATGCAGACCGCTCTGGAAAGATTAGTGACATCGTGAAGAAGTCTATGAATATGACTAAGGGTACTATGAGGAACTTACTTAAAGAATGGGGTGTTCCAGTCTCTCCTACAGGAGATATTATTAAGACTAACGACCCTAACTTTAAGTCTATGGTATTCAAGGATGAGATTCAAGATAAGAAGTCTAAGAGTGCTATGGATTACCTTAAAGCAGCAGACATAGGAGTAGACCGCAAAGCTACACCTGATGCTCCCTATGACCCTTATGTACTACACGAATCAGCTAAGAACTGGACAGAAGGGGAGAAGGCACAGGCACGTAAGGAGCTATTAAAGAATGCAATTCATGTTAAGACGGGTATTACACATGAAGACCATGACAAACGTATAGCAAAACTTACAGACCACCTTCATTCATCTACGACTCATATACCATTTGACTTGATGAGTCACTTAATGGCAAATGGTATGAAAGTTAAGTTCTCTGATGTAGATGCTCACGGTAATGCTCACACAGGGGCTAACTACAATGGTAAGGACAATGCTATTTATCTTGACTCTCAGTACTATCATTCTACGTCAGTGTTTAAAGACCATCCACATGACCACATACCAGAGAAGACAGAACATCCTACTATCAAGGGAGCTAAATACGGTCACTGGAGTATAGGAGAGAATATGGTGCATGAATCTGCCCACGCTATTGACAGATTCCTAAGTGGTGGGGATTCCTACCTAAACTGGGATAAAGGTCAAGGTAGTACTTATGCTAAAGACCATTTAAATACTGTTCCTGAACATTATAAGAAGAAAGTTGAACAGTCTAACCCTGATAAGGAGATTAGATACAGCAAGGAAGGAAAGTATTTTTATGTTTTAGATGAGTGGATGTCCAACTATGAGGGACGTGTCTATGGAGAGTATCAAAAGCTAAATCCCGATTACGTTCACTCTGACAATGGTACAGGTAAGATGTATGATAAGAAGTTCCAAGGTGTGGAAGGTATGCATGGTACTGAACACTGGGCTGAATCGGTAGCAGGTTATGGTAATGCTATTCACTCTTACCAACGTTGGAAAGATATGAATCCAGGTAATAAGTCTACATCCATGGATGAGTGGGCTGAACAGATGCATAAGCAGTATTCACAAAAGGGCTTTGGTACAGCTAATGCAGAAGGTCAAAACTATAAAGCTGGTACAAGCACTAGACCAATGGAATCTTATGGATGGCAATACCACACAATGAAACAACACTATCCTGAACTATTTGGTGCAATGCAGTCCATCTTTAATAGACCCGACTTTTTAGGAAGTAAGGGACAGAGCCGAACAGAGTCAATTCAGCATGGAAACTCAGCTAAGAAATCTCTAGGCTTATTCGTTGATTTGGGAGGGAGCAAGGCATGAAGGTAGTTATTCACAAAGACGGAAAATTAGGTACGGTAAAATATAGCAAAGATGGTCAAGCTATGGTGAGCCACCCTGATGCTAAGGTTAGGAAGGATGTAAAGGATTACTTGGATACTGAACGAGAGTTTACTGTAGCAAACCCTAATACAGACCCTGATGTAGTTGGTTCTAGGAGGAAGCTTTATGCTTCCCCTAAAGCCAATGAAGATACAATGTCTATGGCTTTATGTGAGATGTTCCACCATACAGGGGTGCATGTAGACTGGTCTGGTAAGTTATCTAAGGATTTCTTAGGACAGAAGGACAAGAACAGTAAGGCAGATAAGCCTATTGAAAAATCAACAGTAGACGATTTCGATATTATAAACTAGGAGGGCTAACATGAACGATGACACTTTGTTGGTAATATCGCCCAAGCTTATGGACATCCAGAAGGGTAAGAGTGACCGTAATGGATTAGTACAACAGATACTAACATATGTACGAGATGGTAGAACAATAACTCGTAAACAGTGGGTACGTAGTGAGTTTGCAGACCACGCTAAGAAAAATGAGGAAGAAAAGAAAGACGTACTATTACGTGAGCAAGAAAGGGAAAGACGTAAGGAAGCTAAGAAGAATGATGAACAGAATGCGAAAATGGCTACTCAAGATAAACGAGCACGTAAGAAGAAGATAAAAGAGAAGGAAAAGATGGAAGGGCATGGGGAAGGTACTAAGCATGTTATCCATGTAGGGGAATACGCTAAGAAGCTAGCAGACCAAAAGAAAAAGCGTATGCAGGAAGAGAAGGATAAGAAGCATAAGCAACAAGGCGATAAGAAGAAGGATAACAAGAAGAAGGATAAACATGGCTCCTTTGGACAGGCTAAACAGACCAGAGAAGATAATAAAGCAAGTGACAATATGTCTCTTGGTAAGTAGCGTACACGTAAGTGTATGCTATTTTTATTGGCTTTGCGAATTTTATTCTAAGAGAATAATGTGTATACCCCTTTTAATTTATAGTAGGAGGTGCTAGTAATGGGGCTTTGGAACTCACTAGGTAATTTACTAAACGTAAATATGCCGAACTACTCTGATTCGACAGACCTAAGCAAGTCTATGAATCAGCATGAAGACATAATGAAATCTGAAAGAGCACGTGACCCTAAGTTTGTTATAGAAGATCCACTATCAATGCTATCTCAACTAGGATTCAAGGATAAACCGTCATCATTGACATTCGATACGTTGAAGAAGATGGCAGTACGAAATTCAGTGGTTGCTTCTATTATTACAACGAGGGTTAACCAGGTGGCTAGTTTTTCACAGCCATCTAGATTTACTAAGGATGGTGTAGGGTTTGAAATAACACTACGTGACCCTAACAAAACTCCCTCTAAAGAAGAAATGAGCATGATTCTATCCCTAGAGTCATTTATAGAGAATTGTGGTTTCACCTATGACCCTGCTAGGGACAACTTTGATACATTCCTTCGTAAGATAACTAGGGACTCCCTAACGTATGACCAGTTGAACTTTGAGACTGTACCTGATAGAAGAGGATTACCAGCAGAGATATATGCGGTAGATGCTTCTACAATTAGGGCAGCAGAGATGGAAGACCCTACTCCAGATACTGGGGTTACTTTTGCTGACTTTAAAGGTAACAGTACACAGAACAAGTTCGTACAGGTACTTAATGGTGCTATCATTGCAGAGTTCACAGGATTAGAATTAGCGTTTGCTGTACGTAATCCTAGAACAGACATCAATATTCAGCCATATGGTCACTCTGAGCTAGAGGTTCTTATACACCAAATAACTGCACATTTATGGGCAGAAGAGTATAACTCTAAGTACTTCTCTCAAGGAGGTACTACAAAGGGTATATTGAATATCAAAGGTCAGAATATAAGCAAGGAACAGTTAGACGCTTTCCGTAGACAGTGGACTGCTCAAATCGCTGGTATGACTGGTGCATGGAAGACCCCTGTAGTATCTGTTGATGGCTTAGAATACGTTAACGTATCCCAATCTAACAGAGAGATGGAGTACGAGATGTGGATGAACTACCTTATCAACATATGTTGTGCAGTATACCAAATTGACCCTGCTGAAATAAACTTCCCTAACCGTGGAGGTGCTGGAGGTTCTGGTGGAGGACTAGGTGAAGGTGGTATTGAAGACCGTCTTAAAAACTCTAAGGACAAGGGATTACGACCAATGTTAAGCTTCTTAGCTAACGTAATTAATCGTTATATTGTTCGTAGATTCTCCAATAAGTTTGTATTCAACTTTGTAGGACTTGATAAGGAATCTGAGAAGTCTAGATTAGAGGTACAAGATAAACAAGTACGCTCATTTAAGACTATTAACGAGTTACGTAAGCAACGTGGTATGGAGCCTATTGAAAATGGGGATGTTATCCTAGACCCAACATTTATCAACTACGTAATGCAGAAGGAAATGGCACAAGAGGCAGAGCAACAAGGTGACCCTAATGACCCTAATGCAGGAGCAGGAGAAGAGCCACAAGAGGAGCAAAGCCCAGAAGAGGTACAACAGGCACAAGAGGATGACCAAATACATCAGTCTATAGACCAGCAGTATAGTCAATGATAGTATATGTGTTATAAGGTCTATAACTGATTTTATACTTTAGATACAAGGGGGTGAAGTGATGGCAGATTTATTTAAGTTTAGCGTAAGTGCTGATGCTGATATACAGAAATCTTCAGAAGAGGGTAAGCGTATTATACGTGGTTATGCTTCTACTGAAGATGAGGATAGACAAGGTGAGTCTATGGTTCAGAAGGGCTTAGACATTTCTGACTTCCTTAATCACGGGTACTTCAACTACGACCACGATAACAGTGTAATCATGGGTTACCCTTATCCTACATGTAGGGTGGATGACAAAGGATTATATGTTGAGGGTGAGTTGTTCAAGGGAATACCACAGGCAGATAGGCTTTGGGAGTTAGCTATAGCTTTGAAGAAGTCTAATGCTCCTAGGAAAGTAGGCTTCTCTGTCGAGGGTAAGGTTATGGAGCGTGATGGAAGTCGTATTCTAAAGGCTAAAATTTATAATGTGGCAATTACAACCAACCCAGTCAATACCCATACATCATGGGAGGCGGTTGTTAAGTCTTTCAATGCACCTTCTCACATACATGTAGATGAGGTAGAGAAAGCCCTATCCGCAGGTTATGAAACTGACCCAGAGGATATGGAAGGTGGAGAGACGTTTCGTAAGGAAAGCCTAGACAAAGACTTAAAGAACTTGTCGTATGTGATAGATAACGACGATAAGAAGAAAATTCTTAAAGAGAAACTTGCTAAAAAGTCGTTAACTACACGAGAAACAATTGTATACTTACAGTTAACTAAAGGCTACTCTAGAGTAGAAGCTGAAGCCTTCATTAAAAAGGCTATAAATTAAGGGGGTATATAGAATGGCTAATATCAATCCGTTAGATGCAGATATCAACAAGTCATTAGATGAGTTAGAGCAGTTGGCAGAGAACGTAAAGAAGAGTACGGCAGAGACTACTGAAAAGCTATCTAAAGGTTTAGATAATGATGAGGTAGCACCTGAAGAGGTATCTGAGGATTCTCCTGAACAGGGTAACGAGGGAGAAGAAGCACCTGAAGAAGGTGCACCAGAGGGTAATGAAGCTCCAGCAGAAGACGGAGATGTAGATGCTGATACAGAAGCTGAAGAAGATGCTAACGAAGATGAGCCTGTAGAGAAGTCATTAGAAGACACTTTAAAATCTAATGATGGCGTTCGTAAGGCACTAGAAGTTAGCGAATTCTTAGATGAGTTAGTTAAAGGCTTATCTTCAGTACTTACTGGACACTCTGATGAGTTACAGAAGTCTATCGATAGCACTAACCAATCTAACCAGATCATAGCTAAGTCTATGTTAGGTATTGTTAAGTCTCACCAAACAATCGTATCTAGCCAAGAGAACCTAGCTAAGTCTATTGCTGAGTTAAGCAACCGTATGGTGAAAGTTGAAACAACTCCAACTGTACGTAAATCAGTACCATCTGCTAACACTAAAGTGCTACAAAAATCCTTTGAAGCTTCTAATGGTGAAGCACCTAAGCAAGAAGAAGGACTAAGCAAGTCGATGGCTATGTCTAAGTTGACTGATGCGATACAAAAAGGACAAGGCGACTTGACTATGGATGTACTAGCATTAGAGTCTGGCGCTAATATTAGTGACCTATCATCTAACGCTAAATTACTATTAGGTTCTAACAATTAATCGGAGGTGCAAAGCACATGTTTCCTAACTTAGAAAACGGACAAGGTTTCGGTACAGCTACTCAGGCAGATGTGGATAATCTTAATAAAGCCTTATCAGCAGGTCATGAGGTCAACCCTCTTGAACTACAGGGCGGTGGAGCGTTCCGAGTTGAATCTTTAGAGAACAGCTTAAAGGTTCTAACTTATGGCGACCAACATATTAAATTCTGGAAGAAGATTCCTAAACAGACTGCATACTCTACTGTAGAGCAATACGGTCAATTATTAGACTACGGACGTAACCAAGGAGCGTTCGTTGGTGAGGGTATGTTACCAGATACTAACGACTCTACTTACGCACGTAAGGCAGCGTTCGTTAAGTTCTTAGGTACTACTCGTGAAGTTACACACCCAATGACATTAGTAAATAGTGCATTCGGTAACGTTGTAGCTCGACAAAACCAAGACGGTATCCTTTGGATGCTTAAACAAGTGGAGCAATCTCTATTCTGGGGTAACTCTAAGTTAAAGCCAGGTGGAGAAGAAGGTCGTGAGTGGGACGGTCTAGTAAACCTTATTGATAAAGAAAATACTATCGACTTAAAAGGTAACTACTTAGAAGAGCACCACATGAACTGGGGCGCTCAAATGATCATCCAGAACTACGGTACTCCAACTGATATGTTCTTACCATTCGAAGTTATGGCACAGTTCTCTCAAGAGTTCTTCCCTAAAGAGCGTGTGTTAATGCCAACACAACAAGGCTACCAAGCTGGTGTGGTTGTTAACAAATTCATGACTCACGGTGGAGAAGTAGAGTTCAGCCCTGATATCTTCTTAACAAAAACTAAGCCATTAAGCATGAATGCTTCTAGCTATAAAGCTCCTGCTGTAGGTACTTTAGCTGGTGCATTAGACGCTTCTGGTACTGCTGGTGACTTTGCTAAGCAAGGTGGCGGTGTATACAAATACGCTATCACATTAAATAACGACCACGGTGAGTCTATCCCATCTAACGTTGTATCTGTTACAATGACAGGTTCAGACTTAGCTAAAGGCGTTAAATTAACTATCACTAACCCTGCTTCTACTGCATTCCCAGTTGATTACGTTCGTGTATATCGTTCTGAGAAAGATGGCAACCAGTTATATGAAGTTGCTAAGTTTGCAGTAACGTCTCAAGGTAGTGCAGCTACTACAGTGTTCACTGATAACGGTGAAACAATCGCTAACACGTATACTTCATTCATGGGTGAGATGTCTCCAGAGATTATCGGCTTTAAACAGCTAGCTCCTATGATGAAGATGGATTTAGCTACGCTTGGTCCAGTTATCCGTTGGATGATTTTAATGTACGGTGTACCTGTACTTTATGCTCCTAAGAAATGGATGAAGTACACTAATATTAAAGCTGACGTACCAGGCTTCATTGGTGCTTAATATAAATAAGTGATCGCATAGGAGGGAGTGGACTTAGTTCACTCCCTTTTATCATGCCCTACGATACGTTGATTATATTATTATAAACTATTAGGAGGTATTTACTATGGCTAAGGTACAAAACATTCTATTACGAGGTCAAGAGGTAATGTTATCTACGGGAGCAGTACAGTTTGATGAACACGGTATTGCGGAGATTGAATCAGAAGAAGTGTACAACGGTGTTCTTGAGCTAAAGAACTTCTTTGCAGTAGAAGAAGAGGTTAAGGAAGAAGTTAAAGAAGAGCCTAAGGAAGAAGCAAAAGAAGAGGAAAAGCCTAAGGCAAAAGCACCTGATAAGAAAACTGCTGCTAAATAATAGGAGGGGTACACATGGACTTATATGTCAAGTATGAAGACATAAATGCCCAATTCCTAGTTGAGAACTACCTATTTGGGGTTCCATTAGAAGACCTATATGGCAATAAGATGGGTGAGGGCTTACTAGAGCATTACATTAAGTCAGCTATCCTCTATACGCAACGTATGTTGCAAGTCATCATAGAACCACAAGAAATAGAGGATGAGGTACACGATTACTACCAAGGGGATTTTATGAGTTGGTCATTCTTACAGTTACACAGGAGACCTATCATAGAAGTACACAAGTTACAGATGAACTTTGGTAACTATAATGCAGCTAGTATACCAAAGGATTGGATACGCCAATATGATATTCCTGGGCAAATACAGCTATTCCCTACACAGGGTAGTGCAGGAAGTATGATTATAGCGCAGAATGGTTCATTCTTACCATTGGCTCTAGGTCAATACTCTAGTGCTCCTGGTATATGGAGAGTTAGCTACAAAGCTGGTATGGAAAAGATTCCTCATGACTTAGTAGAGTACATTATGAAGCGTGCTTCAATTGGTATCTTGCAAGTATGGGGTGACTTAATCATCGGTGCTGGTATTGCCAATCAGACAATCAGTATTGATGGTTTATCTCAATCTATTGGTACTACACAGTCTCCAGAGTTCTCTGGTGCAGGTGCTCGTATTAAAAACTATTCAGATGACATGAAAGACCTAGAAAAACGCTTGAAAGATACCTACTTAGGTATAAGCATGGGTCTTATATAGGAGGGATTAGGATGACACAGGAATATCCATATAATCTCCCTACTGGTAACCAAGTTCGGGCTGATATAAAGCCCGAACTATTTGATTCTGCTATACTACAGAAGGGTTACACTGTTATCTGGGAACAAGGTATGTTCTGTCCTTGTATTGATATGAGGTCTGGTCAACCTGACTATGCTTGTCCTGAGTGCGGTGGTAAGGGTTATGCTTACTTTGGTGCAAGAGAGACAAAGGCATTAGTAACTAGTATTAGTGGTAATAAAGACCAAGACCGCATAGGTCTCAATGAACAGGGTTCAGCTTACCTTACTCCTTTGAGTACAGACATGGTAGGGTTTAGGGACAAGTTCACTTTTGTGGATTTTGATATAAAGTTCTCTGAAGTAATAGCTAGGGGAGACACCAAGTATGACAAGCTGGACTATCAAGCCTTGAGAATAGTAGCAGTTAAGTCTATAAACAAAGAATATATAGAAGGCTTTGATTACGTTATGGCTAATGATGGTAAAGCTATAGAATGGTTGAATCCAGTAGCAATACCACAGAAGCAAAGATACTCAATCCTTTACACTACTAAGCCAGTGTACATCGCTATCGGTCCAGTACATGAGCTTAGAGGCACGTATACGATGGCTAAAGGTGGAGGGGTAGAGAGCTTTGTTAGGCTTCCTTCACAATTCCATATCAAGAGGGAGGATTTACTAGATGAAACTTTCAATGCAGGTTAATATGGATAGTCTAGTAGACCTCTTGAAAGATACTAAACGTGGTGTAGAATGGGGCAACGGAGAAGACCAGTTCTATATACAGAATCCACAGTTTAAACAAGAGGACAAGGACGTATCTAAACCTATAGCTCAAGTTAAGGTTGAAGATGTTCCTACTCCTAAGAAAGTTAAACTTAAATGGGGGAGGTTATAGACTTGATTCCGTTAATAGAGGATTACATCATTGAAAACATAGAAAACAAATTAGATTTGCTTAAGAAGAACCCTTCAGCTATCAGTCGAATTGTCAAGCTTGATAAGACAAGGCTGGACATGATAAGCAAATATCTAACCAAGAAAGAAATTCTTCTAAAGAAAGGCTACCCTAGAACCCCTGCCGAGTTACCTTGTATAGCTATCATGCTATCCACGGAAGATGAGACAGAAGAAGGTTTAGGGGATATGGGTTACAGTGGAGATGACCAATCCTTCCTTACAGTAGGTCTACCTGCTAAATATGGAACACTAGGATGGGAGATTCAACTGACCAAGCCGAATGTACAGAAGGTTCACAATATACGTCATAATGACACAGGCATGGCTATTGAGCATTATGATGTTGACTATGCAAAGTCTAAAATTATTATTCATGATGAGGGCTTTGTAGAAGAAAATGACATGTTCACTATTGAGTTTAGCTACACTAGTGGTGCACAAGAGACAGTACGAACGATGTTTGAAGCTGAGTATAGGATAGAAATCTGGACTGAGAATGGAGACTTGACCGTAGACTTATACCATTTAGTTAAGTGGGCAATGTTATCAGGCAGGGACTTCCTTATAGATGAGAAAGACATCTACAGACAGAAGCTATCAGGTGGAGATTTTGAGCCAGTACGTAGTTTTGAACCAGCGTTTGTATACAGAAGGGCATTGACCTTCTGGTGTCAATTTAGTGTAGACCCTATCAAGGATATACTCGATGATGACCTTCATGTAGTTACAGAAGTCCACGTGAATCAAGAGTACTACAATAGGGAGGATTCCTAATGGCTACTAAAAAAGAAGATACACAAGTAGTGCCTGTCGAAGAAATTCCTAGCTCTCGTATTCACTTCCGTGAGTTCATTCAGTTACACACTAACCTAGACGCTGTTACTGGTGCAGGGTTTAAGTCTACTTGTGGCTCTACGGAGTGGATGTATTTAGAAGAGTGGCAGGAATGCTTGGACAAGTATAAATCAATATAAGAGAGGTGTTTTAAATGGCTTACGAAAACTCTGGTATTACGTTTAACGGACGTAGAATTATCCATCCAGGTGCTTATGATCGCATAGACACTAGTGCTATGACAGCCTCTACTCCTGGTAGCTTAAACAGACCTATCTTGATAGGTACTGCTGATGCTGGTGAAGCAGGTAAGGTAATGTGGTGGACAGACCCTAGTAAGGCAAGAGCATATTTCAAAAATGGTGACTTACCTACTGCGGTTGAGTTAGCATTCTCTCCACTACCAGAAGGCGGTGGCGGTGCTTCTATCGTTGGTACTTTACTAGTCAACCCTACGGTTGCTGCTACTAAAGACGTTGGTGGAGGTAAGTGGACTGCCAAGGAATTCGGTACTATAGGTAATGAAATCCAAGTGAAAATGGAAGACGGTACTATTGCAGGTACTAAGAAAGTTTCTATCTACCGCTTCAGTACTTCTGATGTTGAAACTTGGGATAACATCGGCGCTATTTTAGAGGTAAACTATACAGGTACTAAGGCTTATGCTGAGATTGCTATAAACGCTGGCGTGGTCACTACTAAAACTGGTGCTGATTCCGCTACTGCTACTGTGGACTTAACTGTAGATGGTAAGTTGCCACAATATAGCACAATTGATGCTTTAGTATCATACATCAATAGCATGTCTGGATACGCTGCTCGTATTATCAATATTGCTGATGCTAAGATGCCTGTGACTGCTTTAGATACTGTTACTGCGGTAACTATCAAAAATGCACCTAAAACACTATTATCTGCTAAGACAGGTATTGAGACACGTGTAAACGTATCATCTCAACTAGTGAATGTTTCTATGACGGGTACTCCAGCAAACTTCCCATGGACGTATTTAGCAGGAGGACAAAAAGGTACTACACCTCCTTCATGGTCAGCACACTTCCTTACTTTACGTAAAGAGTTCTTCGACTTGCTTTGTGTCCTATCAGCAGATAGCGCAATACATGCAGAAGCAGCAGCACACGTACAAGTAATGGAAACACGCAGACAGAAACAGTACCTATTCTTTGGTGGTGCAGGGGATGACCCACAAAATCCAGAGGATAAGACTAAAGCTAAACAACGTGCATCTGCTATGAACTACCGTAGAGCGGTACTTTGCTACCCAGCAATTTACCACCCAATCGTAGCTAGTGGAACTAAATTACTACCAGCATATATGACTGCTGCTATGGTATGTGGACGTGTAGCTGGAGTACCAACTTCAGAGCCTATCACGTTCGATTTCTTCAATATCTCTGGTTTAGGGGTAGACTTGGTAGCAGGTGACCCAGATATTGATGAATTAATCGCTTCAGGCGTATGTGTAATGGAACGAGTTCAGAACGGTGGAATTCGACTAGCACAAGGTGTAACAACGTATCTTGGTCCAGTACGTACACCTAACGTAGAGATTAGTACAGGACGTACAGCAGATGAAGTTTCTGACCGTGTTACAAACAGATTAGAAGACACATTCGTAGGCTCTAGCTCTGCGATTGCTACTAACTCTTCTGTAACTACAGAAGCTACTAACGTTCTAGACGAATGTACACGTGAGAAGTTAATTCTTGGATACCGTAACATTCGAGTACGATTCGAAGGTACTGCTGTATATGTTGATTATGAAGCTGCTATCACAGAGCCAATTAACTTCATCCTAGTAACATCTCACTTTGTTCCATCTAGTACGTTTAACAACCTAGTAGAGGGACAACAAATCTAAGGAGGTGACTACCTATGGGAATGGTAGATAAACAGACGGTACATGCTGGTCATACCATAAACATCCGTATTCGTGGTGAAATCGTTGGTAGGATTCAGGGCTTAGATGGTGAGCGTGATTTCGGTACAGAAGGTGTATACGAAATCGGTTCAATGATGCCACAAGAGCACGTACACAACAAGTATACTGGGTCTGTAACTTGCGAACGATTCTTCGTACGTAAGAAAGACCTTGCTAAACTGGGTATGGCTGCTGTAGGTGAAGAGGTATTGAAGAAAGATATCATCACTATAGAGGTAGTAGATAAGTATACTAAAGAGATTGTTCGTTCTTACCACGGATGCTCTATTGGTAACTATCGTGAGAACTTCCGAGTTAACGCTATCGCAGGTGAAAATGCTAGCTTCCAATATCTGTATGCAAGCTAAATAGTACTAACAATAGTAGGAGCAGGGGTATAATTTACGTACCCCTGCTCCTATTTTTATTATGAATTAAAACTCAAGGAGGTATTACTATGTCAGAGAATATTAAGACAATTACACTTAACATGCTACAGGATATTAACCAAGGTGATGAGCGTACCCACACTTTTAAAGCAGACTTTTCAGATGTAGACCCAACATTCGTAGGTATGTTTACAGTACACCACCCTAATATGATGGATGAGTTAGCTATTGGACGTTTATATGCTAGTCTAAAAGGTGGAATGGCTGTAGACCAATTCACAGACAATATTGCTACGGTTGTCTCTACACTAGACGTAGTGTTAGATAAGAAACCTGAATGGTTCCATGTAGGTAACTCAAAGGTAGACTATCCTATGTGGGAAGTTATCTACTTAGAGTACAGAAATTGGGTGGAGTCCTTTCGTAAGCCAGCTAAAAAAGATAACAATGAAGGAGATAGCAAAGACGAGTCAAGCGAGGTTCGAGTGGTGGGTACAGACCAAGTTTAATGTCCTAACTACAGACCCTAGATACAAAGCCTTAACAACGGAACAATTTGACCTTATGTACCACCATTACCTTCTAGATAACCCAGAGGAGGAAGATGTGGTTAAGGCTGCTACTGACCCTGACTATAAGGAAGATGAGCCAGAGAGCTATGCAGACCCTGAATTCCAAGAGGCATGGGACGATATGGATAACGATAAGGTTGTTAAGGGAGAGGTAGAAGAAAAAGACGAATTTGAGGAGGTGTAATAAATGGCTAGGAATCGGACGGATGCAGATATTAGATTCAGAGCTGATACTACCGATGCCCTCTCTGACATAAAGCAACTGGAAAGCAAAGTAGCCAAGTTAAAGGACTTAGCTAACCAGGGTGAGCAATCACAGGGGGGATTACTCTCCTACAGACAAGTCTCTATGTACAAAAAAATCCTAGGTGAGACTGAAGAACTCTATAATAAGCACTATAAACGCCTAGAACGTATGGAAGCGGATTATGGACGTAAGGTAGAGGAAAATCAAAAGAAGATTAAGAAGTATCAGGAACAGCTTAGAAACTCCCAAGGTGGTAATAAGTGGGGAGATGTAGCCAGTCCTAGAGTACAGCAATTCTATCAGTCTAGGCTAGACCAAGCTAATGCTGACAGAGATAAAATCAATTCTGGAACTAATGAAGCTGAAATGCAACGTCTACGTAACGTTGTAAACCAGATGAACCCTACGGTACAACAACGTAATGAAAACCGTGACCGTATAGACAAGATGCATGAACGTGACCCTGTAACAGAGCGTATGCTTCATGGGGTAACTACTGCCGTACAGTCAGCAGGTATTATTGCCAGTATAGGTCAGATGTTCAATTACGGCAACCGATACGCTGATATACTGAGACCACAGGAGCTACAGGCTTCTCAAATGGGACAGAAAATTGGCTATGGTGAAGATGGCAATGATGAAACCCTCCGTGAGAGAGCAGTAAATGTAGGTCTAAAGAATCAGTACAAAACAGGAGAGACTCTACAAACTCAGTCTATCTTAGCTAGTGGTGGTAGAACTAATCTAGATAAGCTAGACGCAGATACTGAAGCTGCACAGTCATTTGGACGTAATACAGGTACTAATCCTGACCAACTTGCTAATATGGGTAGTATGCTTCAACGTATGGGGGCTATGGATGAGGGGCAGATGAAACGCTTATCAGACTTGATAGGTGGTGCTGTATCTAAAACCAAGATGAGTGGTCGAGAAGAGGAAATGATGAGAGCGACCACTTCCCTAGCACAATCAGTGAGTAGAGGACTACCAGAATTTAAGGATGACCAATTCAAGAACATGTTATCTGCCCAAGTTATGTTAGGTCAGCTATCTCCAGAGCTTAAAGGTGAACGTGGCTCTAAACTACTAGGCACTATGGATGCAGGTTTTAAGGAAGGTAACCATACCTTAGACGTATTAATGCGTAATGGTAACTCTGACTTCCTAGGAGTAGAGGGTACTTGGAAGATGAAACTGCAACAAGAAGAGGGTATATCAAACCCTAAAAACATCACTGACCTAGTAAAAGGCTTGAAAGCTACCTATGGTAAGGACGTATTGAAAACCAGTCAAGGTCAAGCAGTAGCAGGTATGTCTCTGTCTCAAGGTCTTGGAGTAACTAAGAAGGAGAGTCAGAAGCTTATTGAATCTGGCTTCTTAGAGAAGATGGAACAAGGCAAGATGCCTACATCTAAGGAACTTGAACAAGCAGGTATGACAGACCTAGCGAAAAAGGCAAAAGCATGGGATAACGCTGAATCTAAGAATTGGACAGGGAATGAAGCAGGGTATGAGAAAACTGGTACCGAAACTGGAGGTAATATCTGGGCAGGTGCATCTAGCTATGCTGGACAGGCTTTTAACTCTCTTAATCCTTGGGTAGCATTCGGTGGCATGTCTGCTATGGCTCTTGGTGGCTCATACATGATGGGTAAATATGGTAGAATGGGTCTATCTAGGGGGTTGGCTAACCTCAGACCTAACATAGGTCAGCAACGTGGAGCATTACCTAGAAGTGGAAACTTCATGGGTAATGTTAAAAACACTGCTGGTGGTCTATGGAATGCTACTAAGAGTGGTGCAGGTTCTCTGTGGAACGCTACTAAGAGCGGTAGTTCTAAAGCATGGAACTGGGGTAAAGGTCTCTTTAAAGGGGGAGGCACTCCACCGCCTACGGGTGGTGCTCCTGCTGGAGGTGGTTTGTGGAATAGCGTAAAAGGAGTAGGTGGAAAGGTACTTGGTCCAATAGGTGCTTTTGCCTCTATGTCATGGGCTTCCGATATGGGGGATGAAGCTGGTGACTGGTTATTTGGTCATAGTAAAGGTGATCTAAGAGCTGACCAACCTATAACTAATATAGGTAAAGAACCCCTACGCCACACAGATGATAGAAAGAGTGCATTCAGACGTGGTTGGGAATGGATGACTGGTAGCGACGAGGAAGAAGATAAGAAGAAGGAAGAGGCTAAGAAAGAGGATAAAAAGAAAGAAGCTGAACCTCTACCTAAAACTGAAAAAGACGATGCCAAGCCAATACCAGAAGCTAAGAAAGATGATGGAACCGATAGCACTAAGAAAGAGCTAGAGGTAGACAGTATCAAGGTCAAAGATAAGTCAGTACAGGATTATCTAAGCAAAGATAAGGATGGAATATCTAAGTCTACTCCTAGTGCTAAGTCATCTTCTAGTGACAAAGATGTTGATACTAACATCAAGCTTGTTAAGATAGAACACACTGTTAGGGTTGAATGGACAGGCAACAACTTATCTCCAGACAATGAATACAAGGTTTCAGGTAGTATCTCTAACTACTTCTCTACTGCTACTGATATCCTTATGGGTAAAGGTGGTATGGGGGGAGCACCATCCATGGGAGGTATGAATCTATCCAGAGACCAGAGCCGAGAATAGGGAGGTTATATCATGGCAATTCAACGATATAAACCTAATGCCGAGGTCACTTTCTTTACTGAAGAGGGTCAGCTAGTAGCAAGAGGAGTAGCTGACCCTAATAGTAAGATAGACAATGACATTGTGGCGGTCTACACTAATAGAGATATAGGGGAAGATGCTCCTGTATTCAATATAACCCTCACTAACCGAAAGCCTTGGCATAGGTGGATTACTGCAAATGATATGTTAATTATCAAAATGTGCAGACCACCTGAAGCCTTGGCTGAAGTTATGTTTGGACTAGTAGACTATGCAGGTAAAACTGTAGACGCTAACAATGATGCACCGTCTCGTACTGTTTCAGTAAAGGGCAGAGGGTTTGCTAAAGCATTTATACAATTTGATATTGGTATCGTGCCAGAGGCACAATTCAATATTGAGAAGCTAGGTTGGGTTCAGACTCTTGGTATTACACTAGACCAAGCAACTCCAGACGAGCTAGCAAAAGCAGCATATGAGAAGATAGCCAAGCCTTTCATAAACTACAAGTGGAAAGGCTCTAAAGCTTTATTTGATATATTGAAAACTAAGTTTAGTGCAAGAAAAGATATGAAGTTACTAGACACATCTGGTTTGATGGCATGGCAAGGTAGTTTGCTAGGTATGTACAATGCTATAGCAGAGAAGCCTTTCCATGAAATATTCTACGAGGTAGAGGGCGGTTCACCCACTATGGTTATTAGGGAGACTCCCTTCAATAAGGACAAGTGGGATAAGTTGCCTTCTGTATCTGTAGGAGACCAAGACGTGGTGACAGATGATACAGGCAGGGGAGACCTAGAGACTTATACAATGTTCTCTGTAAGTGCCAAGACGTTAATGGCTCCAGATGACATGTTTAAGACATTTGGGGTTCGTCCCTACTGGTATCCACCCTATAAAAATAAATATGGTATTAGACGCTTGACAGTAGAGACTTCTTATCTTGCTGTAAATGGTACTCCTAGTGGTGGTGGTGGTGCAGGTGCAGGAGGTACTGGAATAGGTGCTGATGGTACTACTGGTGCACCACTTAACCCTGACCCTCCAGGAGTAGGAGGCAACACAGGAGGTAACAATGGGGGTACTGGAACTAACCCGACCAATCCTACTGCCCCTACTGACCCTAGTCAACCAAACTCTGGCAATGGTAACCAAGGTACTACAAACCAAGATGGTTCTACAGGCATTACTCCTGCCAATGGTAATGGTACTGGTTCTGTTGACTTAATGAAAGGTCTTATGGAAGACCTATATAACTGGAATATTCTTAATAACCACTTTTATAGCGGAAACATCGTTGTAAAAGGCAGTAACAAATACAAGGTGGGAACAAGACTTGTATATACTTCAATAGAAGACAATTCCACTATTGAATACTATATTAAGTCAGTAACCCAGAACTTTAATACCTTTGGTGCATGGGTTACAACTTTAGGAGTAATTAGAGGATGTGAGCCAGCTAAACGCTTTAGCCCTCCTGTAGGGAAGTTCGAACAGTATGAAGGTCATGGATTCTTAGGTGACAACAGCACTATTGCAGAGCAAAAGGCTAGTGGAGGTTTACCAACTCTAAATGACTTATGGAACCAGATATTTGGTGGTATGATGGGTGGCGGAGGTTTACTAGGTAATATTGGATTAGGAATAGGAGTAGGTGCTGGTATAGATGGTAATGCTGCACAGAAAGTAGTAGCAGGTGCACAAAGCGTACTGCAAAATGGTGTCAATGGTGTGAGAGTTCGCTACACATTCGGTGGAGGTAACCCTGCATCTGGTGCTCTAGACTGTTCATCCTTTACTCAGTACATCTACAAAACTTATGCAGGCATAGACATTGGTAGGGTTACTGGAGAACAAGTTAAGAAGGGTGTAGAGGTACCTAAAGCTCAACTACAGCCAGGTGACTTAGTATTCTTCAAGAATACTTATAATAGTGGATACATCTATGGTGTTTCCCATGTAGGTATTTATGTAGGTAATGGTAACTTCATTGAGAACTCTAGTTCCAAGTCAGTAACCTTAACTGCCCTAAGTAACTCCTATGCTACAGCTCACTGGTTGATGGGTAGACGGGTTCTAACATCAACTCCTGGTGTTGGTGGTACTGGTGGTAGCAGTAGTGGTAATGGTGGTCACGGTAATGGTCAGCTAGCAGGTGGTAGTGGAGGTACCAAATTCATTGCAACTGTGTATAGTTCCCCTAATATCGACAATTACTCACCTAATACTACTACTGCGGTAGGTGCACCAACTGTAGAAGGTGAGACGATTGCAGTAGACCCTAAAGTAATCCCTCTACATAGTAGGGTTCAGATTACTTGTCCTTCTTATCCAGCTATCAATGGTACCTATACTGCACAAGATACAGGGAGTGCAATCAAAGGTAACCGCATAGATATCTACTGGGAAGGTAGACCTCCTAGAAATCCAGAGTCAGTTAAGAAGGCTATGAATAACTTTGGTAAGAAGGAAGTCTTTGTTAAGGTAGTAAGATACGGGAAAGGGTGATTGCTATGCAGTTTCAACCACATCTTGGTAGAGAATTTAAAGATAACTATAAGCCACAGGACAGACTTAACTTCATGTCCTTGGCTAAGGTTATCAAAGTCCACCATAAGCACCATACAGCAGATGTGCAGTTGATTAAAACTAATGATACTATACGTTCCAGTGAAGAATCTGAAGGTAAGTATAGTGCTAAGATACTTACACAAGGCGCTCACTTTGATGATGCAACAATAGGAACATCTGGTATCATGTACCCTATCCAAGAAGGTCAGCTAGTGGTAGTTGCCTTCTTAGATGGAGTATACACACAGCCGATTATTATTGGTAGTACACACAACAACAAAATGGATGAATTCAATATTCTTCCTAACAGGTACCCTCTAAGACCTGACAGTTCTCTAGAGGATATGAGAGAATCACTGAAGTATCTAAATGTGCACCCATCTCAATTCTATACAATGATAGATGGTATAGGTTCGGTGGAGATGTCTCACCCCTCTAAGACTTTCCTAAAGATTGACCCTGATATATACAGTGAGATATCGGATGAGCATGGAGGGTTTGACCACCAGCACTTAACAGAGCGTGACCCTATGACATATAGACCTCGTTCTGCTAAGACAGAGAATACTGCATATCCTGTTAAGATGCTCTTTAACTATAGAACTAGCTTTGAGGATACTGACACTAGCTGGACTAAGTTCTTCCTTAATAGTGACGGAATGTTCAGGGTGACTAGAGATACCAACGATGAAGCCATAACTTACCAAGAACTAGGTGCACGTGGAGAATACAAGGTACGTAGACAGCTAGATAGCGCTAAGCACGGTGAGGGCAAAGACTTTGTAGAGTTAGTTATTGAGGAAACAGGTAGAACCACTATTAAAAGGTCTGTAGATGGCAACGAGTCTAGGATAGAGATAAGCGAGCTAGGGGACATAGCACTAGAGAATTCTACAGATACCTATGTCAGAGTAACCGTTGATGGGGATATTAATTTACGAGCAGATGCGGAACTCAATATCACCACGGAAAATGGAAAAGCGTTTCCAGTATTGGTTTCTAGCGAAGAACCGCCAAACCCGAAGGACGGGTTAATTTGGTTAGACACAAGCATTCCAACGGAGGTGCCTAAGCCATGAATGCACAAAACGATGGAAAGAACAAACTAAGACGTATGGAGTTCGTCTTCAATGGTCAATCCTTTAAACTAGCCTTAAACCCAGAGGAATACGACCAGTCTCAACCTAGTAGGGTAGCAGTTACCCAAACTAAAGGTGGGGCTTGGGTAGATGATTGGGGTGCTGGTATTGCTAATATAAGCATGAAGGGAACTACTGGTTGGAAGAACGGTACAGGTGACCCTACCAGCGGTTTCAAGAAATTTAGAGAGTTACAAGCAATGGTAGAAGCGTATTACACTAAGCTACCTCCTGGATCTACTATACCAGCAGATAAGGAAATGATATTCCACAACTATACAGATGAACAGCACTATATAGTAATACCTAAGGTATTTAGACTATTCAGGTCTGTAGCTAGACCCTTGCTTTATCAGTACCAACTTGAGCTAATATGTCAACGAGATGCCAGTGCTCCTGCTAGTAGAGGAACATCAGTTGAAATAAAACAGGGAAGGGTGCAGTGATAATATGTATGCAACTCCATCAGAAGACTATATCTCTGCTAATCTGAACTCTAAGGCTCTTAATTACCTACTTGACACTATGTGTAACATTAGCTCTGTATTGGGAGATACGGATGGTAAGGTGACAATAACAACTGCTACAGAGCTTACTAAATCTCTAGATATATCTGCTAATGGTCTTGTCCTGTCTAACAGTGAGGTTATACAGGACGCTCCTTCTTCATACCTAATTGAAGAGTATTATGCTCCAGAAGTAGCTTATGATTCCTACCTAACGTACTTGTATATGAGGTCAGGTGACCCAAACTATGTGCTTAGTATAATAGATAGTAGGGAGATAACAAGCCCTCTGTTGAGGCTCACTAGGGAACAACATGCTCCAGCGTACCTTACTATCAGAAGCCTTTACTTGGAAGCCTTCAGCATATATAAAGGTGCTGTAGAATTAAAGACTGTAGACTCATCCCAAGCAGATAAAGTTATAACAAATTGTAAAGTGCTTGCTTCCTACTTAGCTAGTAAAGACAAAGTGAACTACGACTTATTGGAGGTACTAAAGACACTGAAACTGTCCCTAATGTTCCTTAAACATTACGCTCACTTGCTACCTGAACAGGAGGGATACTAATGAAATATCGTAAGTATCTGGTCAAACACAATGATACAATACAGATGATAGCTCAAAATCAGCTAGGAGATGCTTCTAAGTGGACTGATCTAGCCCTCTTGAATGACTTGGCTTATCCATTTATTGATTTACTATCCAGTAAGGGTGTAGTAGCTCCTGGGGATTATTTACTAATCCCTATGGGTGAAGGAATAGAATCCGACCCTAGCTTAGTATATGGTCAAGACCTTTTGCTAACTACTGACAAGTTCAGCTTAACGAATGGCACTAATGGTGATCTCATAGCAGTGGATGGGGATTTTGCTATCATAGATGGAGTACAAACCCTTAAACAGGACTTATTCCACAGACTTCTAACACCTCTAGGTACTCTTCCTTACCATCCTGATTATGGTAGTAACATGCCTATGCTGATAGGTACCGTCAGGACAGATGAGTGGAGAGTTAAGATGAGTATAGAGGTAGCAAGAACGTTCAAGAGTGATGCTAGGGTAATAGACGTTGCCAACATCAAGGTAGAGCCTATTGACAATGGTGTTGTCATTGAATGTGACATCATCACAGATGTAGGAGAGACTAGGATACGAGAGATTATATAGGAGGTGTGACAAATGAAAATTAAGACTATGAAAGAGATAGTGTCTGACATGGCAGGTTACATGGTAACTATTGGTAGTAAGATTACTAACTTCAATCCAGGTTCTATAGTAAGGACTTTATTTGAAGCAGTAGCTACAGAAATAGAGCAACTATACTTCAAAATGAAGAAAGGTCATGCTGAAGCTATAGAAGGCTCTCTGTATACTAGCTTTGGTTTTAGTAAGACACCTGCTACTAAGGCTACTGGTCTGCTAACTCTAGAGTTCAAAGCACCTTTGAGCCTAGTGTTTACAATCAGTAAAGGACACTCCTTCTACACAGTGCCCGTAAAGGGAAAGGTTATCTACTTTGAATGTCTGGAGGATAAGACTGTACCTATCGGTGAAACCTCTGTAGATGTAAAGGTTCAGTGTACAGAAGCAGGGGAGATTGGTAATGTACCTCCTTTATCTATCCGTAACGTGATGTCTCCTCTGCCAATGGTAGAACGTATGTATAACCTATCTCCTTTCCACACAGGCTTACCTGAAGAGACTACTGAACAACGTAAGAAGCGTTTCAGTAACTTCATTGGTACTTTACAGAGAGGTACGGTTGATTCTATAAAGTATGGAGTGTCTCAAATACCTGACGTTGCTGGGGTTAATGTGAGGGAGGATGTAGGTTTAATCTACATCTACGTTCATGATGCACAAGGACAGTTACCTGACCCTCTGAGAGTTCAAGTAGAGAATCTTGTACCTAACTACAAGTGTGGGGGAATTAAGCCTATTGTGTCCCAAGTCAATATTAAAAAGGTAGATATCGACATCAAGGTGTCTTTAGAAAATGGATTCGATAGAGGCACATACGCCCTAATCATTTACAATTCCATTAGTACTTTCTTAGAGAGGTACACAGTAGGTAAACCGTTACTACGAGCTGAGATAGTACGATTTATCATGAACTTGGACTACAATGCTATACTGAACGTAAACCTTAGTATTGACAAGGACGTTATAGCTCAAGATAATGAACTAGTAAGACCTGGTAAGATTACTATAAACGTAGAGTAGGAGTGGTTTACATGGCATTCATTAGTAAACTGGCTTCCTTCTTTAATAGAAAGTCTAAAGGAGAGCTAGGCAACTTAGCAGGTGCTTGGCAAAAGTCTCTTGATAAGGCTGAAGCAGACCTAACAGAGCTAGAACTCCAGTATATCATAGACACCGCTACTGGTGAATGGTTAGAGGAATGGGGTTCTTGGTTCGAGGTTAGTAGGAAGCTCAATGAAACAGACGTGAACTATAGAAAACGAATTAAGCTAAAAATGACCAGAGCTAAGAGTACTATCCCAGCACTAGTAGCAGCTGTTAAAGAATCTATGGGGGAAGATACGATTGTTGTACCTTATGAGACCTATAAGGACTTATTTATACACAACATGTCTCCCCTAAGTGGAACACACAGATTACAGGATGCTCAGTATACTAGGCTTGCGGTAGTAGTGCTCAGGATAAATAAGCAGTTGACACCTGAAGCTGACTTACTCTTACGTAGTGTCAAAGGGGGAGGCATAAGACTTATAGTAGAGTATGTGCCTAACCTTCAACCTCAACCTTAATCATACCCTGTACCGCAATATGCGGGCAGGGTTATTCTATTAGAAATTAGAATAGTAGAACTCAACGAAAAGGAGATGAAAACCTTATGATTAACAAAGACGCTCCTTACTATGACGACTTTGACCCAGCTAAGAAGTTTAGTAAAATATCCTTCGTACCAGGTAGAGTAGCCCAAGCACGTGAGTTTACTCAAATGCAGACCATTATATTTGAGTATCTTAAACGTGTATCGGACACTCTATACAGAGACGGTTCTGTGGTATCTGGGATGGGTTGGACTCTGACTAGTAATACTATAAAGATTGATTCAGGTAAGGTATACCTTAAGGGGGTAGTTCATCTATTCGATGCTCAAGAGATACCGATAACTAAAAAAGGTAAAGAGATTGTAGGGGTTAAGCTTAAAGAAGAGATGATTACGGAGGATAAAGACGTATCACTCACAGACCCAGCCCTTAATATGGGTAACTATGGTCAGCCAGGTGCTCATAGGGTTAAGGCTAGTGTTGAGCTTAAAATCAATGACCCTGATGCTTCTCCTATCTACGAATTCAATGAAGGGGAACTGCAATTAGAAATGGCTAGACCTCAATTTGATAGCGGTTTAATGGACATGCTAGCAAAACGTACTGTAGATACTAATGGTAACTATCGTGTTCGTGGTCTAGATTTAAGTGCAGAAGAGCATGATGCCAACAATATGAGAATCATAGTAGAAGCAGGTACGGCTTATATCATGGGTTATGAAGTTATTAAGGTAACCCCTGTTAAGAAGATTATACCTAAAGCTCTAGACACTCGTACAGTGCAAAATGAGCCTCAAGTGTACTTAGGAAACCAAGACAAGTACCCACTGAATAACTCTCCTGTTAAACGTATTGACCGTGTATCTGGTGAAGTTCAGGTAACAGAGACCGTTACAAGAGGTGCAACTATCAACGGCATTGACCCATTAAGTAAGAACCCAGTATCCGACATCGTGTCAATCACTGGCTATGCTAAGGGGACAGACTATCAGCTTACTACTAATGGTGTAGACTGGAGTGCTGGTGGTGTCAGTGGAAAAGAACCTGCTACAGGCTCTACTTACTCTGTAACATATAAGTACAGAAAGAACTTTGTAAATGCTACTGACTATAAACTTATTACTATTACTGATGCTTGGGGCGTCACTAAAGATAATCTTCAGTGGCTTGCAGGAGATAAACCTGTTAATAGTACGCAGGTTAATATTGATTACCAATTCTACTTACCACGTGCTGACTTAGTGTCAATTGACCGTTATGGTAATGTAATAGTTACACAAGGTCAGAGTGATATAGAGTTGAACGTAGTAGCCCCACAACCATCTAGTGATGAACAGCTAGTCCTTGGTGCGGTTTATATAAACCCTGGACCAAATAATAAGACTGCTAGGACTAAATTCAACGCAATAACAAGGATGGAAATGGGAGAGATTCAACGTCTGGCTAGACGTGTTGATGACTTGGAGTATAACCAGGCAATAACAGCACTTGACCGTGATGCAATGGCTGGAGAACTACCTTCAGACTTGAAAGGTATATTCTCAGATAGCTTTAGGTCTGTTACACGTGGTGACTTATCACATCCAAACTTCAATATTATGTACTCATTGGAGGATGGGGTAATCATGTTACCTACAGATACAACTAAGGACATCAAGCCAAATATCAATATGGACTTGTCTAACGTTAAGTCATTTGGACGTTTAATAGGTGCTCCTATGACTGAGGTTGTGGGTGTTGAGCAGCCATACGCTACTCAATCTATGTTAGTCAACCCTTACCTATCATTTAATGTATTCTCTAGCTTAAAGCTTACTCCTGCTTCAGATAACTGGGTGGATGAAAGCTATATCAAGATTGAGAATACTGAATATAGCGTTCGTAACTTCTATCGTTGGTGGGGACACCCAGAAGCAGTACCTTGGGTACAAGACCTCTTAGACCTTAAGATGGATGATGGAAGAACAGTAGGAGACTGGAGACCACCTTGGACACCAGGTGAGACAGTAGATACTTCACCTAGAACAACCGTATCAAAGGTTGAGAAGTCTCGTAGTATCTTAGAGGATGCCATCACTATCATGAGGCAGAGGGATATAGAAATCTTCTGTGAGAACTTACAGCCTTCAGCAGATAACCTAGAACTAACATTTGATAGTGTTCGTGTACCACTGACACCTGTTAAGGGTTCCGTATCAGGTTCAGTTGCTGGTACTGTTAGGGCTAATAGCTCTGGTCAGGTGTGGGCTAAGTTTACAATACCAGCTGGTATTAAAACTGGTACACGAGAAGTTCTGTTACGTAACTCTACTAACTCTGCGGTGGCTTCATTCACCTCTATTGGTACTAAGAGAACGGTTACAGATACTATTCTGACTAAACGTATTACCCTAGTACCTGTCGATCCACTAGCACAGACGTTTGAGTTCGATAGGGATACTTTAATGACTTCAGTAGGGGTTTACTTCTCTGCTAAACACGATACTAAGCCTTGTACAGTTCAGATTCGTAACGTAGTCAATGGCTATCCAAGTAACGTAGTATATGCTGAGAAGGTTCTACAACCTTCTGATATCAAAGTTAGCTCTAATGCTATCTCAGAGACTAAGATTACATTCGATGACCCTGTAATGTGTCAAGCTAATATTCAGTACTGTATGGTAATCTTATCTGACAATGATAAGCACTCTATGTGGGTGTGTGATTTAGGTCAGAAGGATGTTACTACTGGAGTACAGGTTACTCAACAGCCTTACCTAATTGGTATGTTATTTAGCTCTAAGAATGCTAAGACATGGACTGCTCATCAGTCTATGAACTTGAAGTTCAAAGTATATAAAGCTGAATTCCAACCAGTGGGAGTAATTGAGTTTGACCCTATCTCTAACTTAGGAGCAGACCGTTTAGTACTTCTTGCAGACTACCTAGTACCTGCTAATACAGGTTGTATCTGGGAAGTTAGCTTGGATGATGGAATGTACACTCCACTAGGCAACTATGAACCACATGACTTATCCCAGATTGTTAGTAAGGTTAAGCTACGAGCTACCTTCAAGTCTGAAAAGAATATGTCCCCTTTAATGTCTAAGGATAGCTTTACCTTAGTAGGATTCATGTCAGGTAAAACAGGTTCATACCTAGGACGTACAGTAGAGATGCCGCAGATTTACACTACTGTTAAACAAACTTATGATGCTCACTTACCTGCTGGTTGTACGGTAACGCCACAGTTCAGCTATGACGATGGTGCTACATGGATTACCCCTCCACTAGTAAGTAGCCAGCAAGTGTCTTCTGACTATATGAGATATAATCACGAGACAACAGTACTTGCTAGTAAGAATGCTAAGAAGTTTAAAGCACGTTTAAATCTATCTACTCCTAATGCAGTAATTAGACCTACTGCAAGAAGGTTCATTAATATTATGAAGTAATGAGTTTGGGCAGGTATATTATACCTGTCCATTCTTTATGCACTTTTAAATTTACAGGAAGGGGATGTTGGTATGCCAGAGATGAAGGTACTGGAAAGTGGGGGTATAGTATTCGTCCCTACGGCAGAGGAACAAAAAGTAGCAGATATGAAGATACAAGCCCAGAAAGACTTAGAAGAGACTCAATTATTAAAGACCCAAGCACAACAAGAGCTATTCGAGGTCAGGCAAATGAAGGAAGAAATAGAGGTGATACACAGAAGAGCAGAGAAAGTACTACAAGACTTGAAGGAGATGAGACGAAATGGCTAGTATGAAGGTCAGATTAGGTGGTAAGTGGGTTACTGTAGCAGGTGGCGGAGTGTCTCAAGAAGACCTGCAACAAGTGGTAAATGAAGCCAATGATTATGCTAACCGATTAAAGGAACAAATAGATGACGACATCACAGCTATGGAGAATAGTATCACAGGTCTAGAAAATAATATTGAGGGTGCATTCTCTGATGGTATCATCACTAAGACTGAAGCTAGACGTATCCAATCTTATATTAATACTTTAGATACAAACAAAGCACGCTTTGACAAAGAGTATACTAGTCTTATCAACAACCCATTTATGAACGAAAATGATAAGCAAGGTTTAATCTCTGCTAAGGCTAGTCATGATGAGAAGTTTGCCTTACTTGTCAAGGCTATTAATGACGCTATTGCTGATGGTAAAGCCACTGTGGAAGAAGCTAAACACGTTAATGAGAGCTTTACTAACTACAATAATGCAACTGCTGTACTTACTTCTGCTATTTATGAAGCGATTGATGATATTGCAACTAATAAAACAGGAGTAGCTCTAGAAGATGCTAAGTCATTTGCTAACCAAGCAGCAGAGGGAGTTAAGACTATCCTAACTGCTGAAGTACAGGGTGTTCAGAAGTCTGTAACTGACCTAGATACAGAAATCAAGGGTGCATTCCGTGATGGCATCATACAAGAGAATGAGCTATCTTCTATTAAGGCTTATTTAAATACTCTTGATACTTCTAAGCAAGGCTTAGACAAGAGATATGAGTCCACGTACAACAATGTTGACTTACCTGCACAGAACAAGACTAATCTTAATACCGTTAAGATTGATTATGACCGTTCTTATACTGCATTAATCAACACTATCAATGATGCCATTGTTGACCAGTTAGGTACTCCAGAAGAGCAGACTCTTATCAATACAAAGTTTAAGGACTACAACCAAAAACTTGCGCTATTAACAACTCAATTGGAACTTGCAATTGAAGCAATTTCTAAGACTAAATCTACTAGAGCAGAAACGAATGCAAAAACATATTCTGACCAAATCAAGAGCGACATGGCAGATGAGATTAAAGGGGTAGAAGATGCTACTACTGCATTGAAGACGGAAATTAATACTACCTTTAAAGATGGAATCATAGATGCAAGTGAGGCACAGAAGATTAAGTCTTATATAAACTTATTGGATAACAATAAGAAAGCCTTACTAGAAAGATATACTGAGCTATACAACAACGGATTCATTTCTGCTATAGCTAAGACAACTCTGACTAGTAAGAAGACCTTGTTTGACGCTAAATATAATCTTCTTATTAGTGAGATTACTAATGCAATTGCTGATGGTAAAACTACTATGGGTGAGTCTCAAGCTGTAGATAGTGCTTTCACTGTGTACAATGATGCAGTTAAAGAGTTTACAAATGCTATGGAAAAAGCAGCAGATAGCATAGCACAAGGTAAAGCAAATGCAGCAGAGTTTAACGCTGGAGAGTATGCAGATGAGGCTAGTAACCGCCTAGATGTAATTAAAGTACGCTACATCAAGAATACTCTTTCAGGTAGCTCGGTTAATGCTTACAAACACTGGACTGAAATCAAAGCTATTAGTAAAGGTGTAAACGTTGCTCTATCGGGTACTGTTACTGGTAGTCCTGGTATTACAAACCTTGGCGTGGTTAATAACGACAAAGTAGATGACCAGTTTGCAGAAGACCGTACAACAGGTGATTCATTCGTACAGATTGACTTAGGTACAATCAAGGATGATATCGACTACATCCAATTATGGCACTACTATCAAGATGCAAGACAGTACAATGGTAACAAGCTGGAGGTATCTGCTGATGGACAGAAATGGTACACTATGTTCAACAGTACTAAATCTGGTACGTACAAAGAGTCTGCTGATGGTTTCATTGTACCAATCAATGCTGGGCGTATTTATAATCACACTATGCAACGTATCACTAGTACCGAGACTCAAATAACTAATATTAATGGTGAATTACAATCTAGAGTAAAGACTACAGTATTTGACCAAGGTATTAAGGACTCTAAGGAACATGCAGATGCAGTAGCACAGGCTGTTCGTAATGAGCTGTCTAGCTTCTCTAGTCTTATCACTAATCGTATTGATGGTATTGAAGACCAAGTGGATGGCAATATTACTACCTGGTTCTTAACTGGAGCACCAACACTAACTAACAAACCATCAGTAGACTGGAATACAGATGTGTTAAAGGATACTCATTTAGGTGACCTTTACTACGATTCTGCTACAGGGTACTGTTACCGATTCTTGAAGACAGGTATTATCTATGCATGGGCTAAGATAACTGACTCTGACGTTACTGAAGCCATCCAAAAAGCAGCTAAGGCACAAGATACAGCAGATGGTAAGAGACGAGTATTCGTTGTTCAACCTATTCCTCCGTATGATGTGGGTGATTTATGGGCACAAGGTTCTGCTGGAGATTTAATGCGTTGTAACGTTGCTAAGGCACAAGGTGCATTGTATAATGCAGGAGACTGGAGTAAAGCTTCTAAATATATTGACCAAAAGACAGTAAATGACACCCTAAATCCATTCGTAACTAGATTAGAGACTGCTGAGTCGTCTGTTATACAGAATGCTAGGGAAATCTCTGAACGTGTTAAGATTGATACGTATAACCAAGAGATTATTAACATCAATACTAATGTGGGCAATATTGATACCGCACAAAAAGGCACTGCCGATAAATTAAACAAGTTGTCTATTGGTGGTCGTAACTTACTGAAGAACAGTGGTAACTTTGTTACTATTGAGAACTGGACGTCTTCTGACACTGCTACTGCTACAGTAATGCTGGACAAAGATGACCTTAAAATCAGTAAAGTAGGGTTAGCTACAGCAGTTCACATTATCAACCCTAGCTTACAACGTGTTGAATGGGATGTTAATAAGGAATATACTATTACTATTAGGGCTAAAGGTTCTACTGGATTTGACCTTAGTTTGGGTATCCAGAGTGCTACCATCATTCCTCTAGGAATAGTTTCGGTAGGTGCGGTTACTACTGCATACAAGGAGTTCACTCTAACATTCAAGCCTAAGGTGACAGGTGTTGCAGACTTCCGTATCTCAACCACTGCTATTCCTAATGGAGGAGCTTTATGGGTTGACTGGGTTAAGGTGGAAGAGGGTAACAAACCTACCGCTTGGTCACCAGCACCAGAGGACTTAACAGACTATGCAGATATATCTGTAAGCCAGATACTAGATTCCTCATTTGAAAGAGGTCTACGCTTCTGGAGTGCTTATAATGCAACTATTGATGTAGGAGCCCCTTTACAAAGTGGAGTGACTTACAAGACTTCTTCTGACAGTATTACTGGTAGAACTGCTTTACAAATATCTGATGCAGAAGGTTGGATATACTCTTCTAACGCTATTCCAGTAGACACAAGCCGAGTCTATCGTGTTCGCTTCCGTGTTAAGAAAACACGTGATGTTGATACTGGTGGTACTAATATATATGCTGGTGTTGCTACCTATGATAAGAACGGTGTGCTTCAAAGTACAGCTCCTGGTAATCACAGATACTGTGCAGCAAGTGGGAAACCATTAAAGGTAGCTGATGGATGGCAGGTATTTGAAGGGTATATCACTGGTGAGGGCAATGTGACTCATAACCAATTTAGACCAGGTACAGCGTATGTAAAACCTATGTTTGTAGTGGACTATGCTAAAGGAACTGGCGGTATCAACATAATCGACCTTATGGACTTTGAAGATGTTACTGCACAGATTAAGGCACAGGACTACTCAGAAACTAAGATAGGTGAGGCTAAAACTGCACAGGAAGCATACGCTAGAGCACAGGCGGAGGCTGCTAAGACAGTGGCTAATGCATATGCAGATGGCATTGTTACTGCTGAAGAACAGCGTGCAATAGATGATGCTAATGCAAAACTACAAACAGCTAAGGCATATGCAGAACAGAAGGCTAAAGATGCACAGGATGCAGCACAAGGCTATGTGGATGGCATTGAAATAGGTGGTACTAACCTACTTAAAAACTCTGGGTTCAAAGACTCTCTTAGCTATTGGTCAATAGGTTCCAATGTCACTGTGGACTCTAAGGAGTTCGAGGGCTACCCTACAGTGTTAAGTAATCAAAGTGGTAGAACAGATGACATTTGGGCAGGTATAAACTCTTCTGCACAGTGGTATCCATGTAAGCCAGGTGATAAGTTTGTAGGTAGCATATACACTTACACAGAAAATATAGCAGGGTTTGAAGGTAGGGGAGGAAATGTAATCGTAGACTTCTACGATATCAATAACACTCGTATGCCAGGATGGTTACAGACATCTATAATACCTTCTAAGCAGGGAGAGTGGCAACGCTTTACAGTTCAGGGTACTGCCCCAGCAAATGCTGTTAAGGTTCGTATATATGCTTATGTTACTCGTAATGGTAAGCTATGGATGGCTAAACCTCAACTAGAAAAGGGTACTAAGGCTACTGCATGGGGGCTTGCTCCAGAGGACTTAGTAGAAGCTATTGGTAAGGTTAAGGTTGGTGGGAAGAACTTATTAATAGGTAGTGAGTCTCTATCTATTATATCTAATAATGTTGCTGTATATCCTATAACTGTTACTAAGATGACTGAAGGGGCTGTTAGCTTCAATCGTGTTAAGAACTCTAAGGCAGGAACGGATGTTAATACAATAAGTGTATATAACACAATACCGTTTAACACCATCTCTGACAATATTGCAGGTAAACAAGTTACATTCTCTCATCAAGTTCGTGCATCTAAGGCAGTAGAAGGTTCTATAATGCATGAGTTATATGGTGCTTCTACATTAAAGCTACCTGCTTCTAATACTAAGTTTGCTGTAACTACAGACTGGCAGACTCTCTCTATTACTGTAGACATGCCTAGCAGCCTTAGTGGATACACAGGTGTCAGATTCTTGTTATCTGCATTCTCTAGTATGGTGGATCAATATGTAGACTATAGAACTATCAAGATTGAGTTTGGTAACAGGTCTACAGACTGGACACCTGCCCCTGAAGACGTAACTAAGCTTATAGCAGATGCAGACAAAAAAGCACAGGATGTAACTGGTAGAGTAGATGAAATGTCAGCGGATGATAAGCTAACTTCTTTAGAGAAGCAAGATGCTAAGAAGGATTGGGATATTATTGCTGGAGAGTATAGTAACTTCTATACTCAAGCGGATGCTTTCAAGGTTACTACAGAAAAAGCTACTTACAAGACTAGATATGATGAGTTAAACGCTTACCTTACTCCTTTGTTTACTAAAATGAATGAGACCTCTACTATCGTAAGAGCTGACTATAGACTGAAATTCAAGAACTACTTTGAAGCTAAGTCTGCACTAGCAAAAGCTATTTCTGATGCTTCTAAGTCTCAAATTGACAGTATTGTTATAGGTGGTCGTAACTACTACAAGCAAAAAAGCTTTACTGCTGCTGGTAGTACTACCGCAACATTTGACCCAGTAGAAGGTGTATGGGTAGTCACTATACCAAAAAATACCAACTCTTCTTGGAGAGGTATCATGTATAATGCAAAGAACGCCCTACTGAGAGCAGGTAGAACGTACACAGGTAGCTACGAAATTTATGCAGATGTAGTCATTCCTACTAACGTTGACATTAACAACTTTGGGGTAACTACTGTCACAGGTACTAATGATAATGATGAAGTAGCTAAAAGGGTTATGAGTTACCCTCCTACTGTTCCTGGTAAGTGGGTTAAGGTGTCCTATACTTTCACTATACCTTCCAATGCTACTCAAGATTTCTACGATAACTCTGTAATAGGTATAAATGGTGCGGCTAGTGCATGGACTCCTACTGTAGATACTGTTATCAAAATCAAGAATATGAAGCTTGAGGAAGGTACTAGACCTACTGATTGGACTCCTGCACCAGAAGATATAGACCAGTTAATAACTGACCTAGACACTAAGGCTACTACTCTACAAACTAGTGTGGATGCTATGTCTGATGACAATTTGCTTACTCCTAGTGAGAAGTCTTTATTGAAAAAGGACTGGGATTCTATCGTTGGTGAGTACCCTACTATATCTGCACAAGCAGATGCATTTGGGGCTACTGCTGAGAAGGCTAATTACACTACTGCATACAATAACCTTAAAGGTCTTATAGAAACACCTCTTGCAAATGTCACTACGACATCTCCTGTTAATGGAGCTGATATGAGAACCAAGTTTAAGGACTATGCAGACAAAAAATCTAAGCTATTAAGATATCTGTCAGATGCAGCTAAGTCCCAGATAGATGGCATCAACGTTGGTGGACGTAACTTAATCTCAGGTACTATGTTTAAAGACGCTACTGGTTGGTCACGTTGGAGCACCTATGAAAGATGGGGCGTTAGGAATGATGCCTACAACAATATGGACTTTCTATTCATGGAAACCCTTACTAGTGCAGGCGCTCAAGTTGTAGTTCCTATAGGAACTAAACTAGGCGTACAGAGTGATGGTCGTACCTTCTCTGTTAAGAAGGACACAGAGTATACTATATCTATGGTAGTTGCTACTAGTGAGCTTAATAATACTCTAGACTACCTATATCTCATGCACAGTGATAAGGTCAATTTTAGACTACCAGATATTAAAGTTGATAGCTTCCCTAAATACAGTCTAATAGCTTCTGGGTCAGGCACTTACTTCTACAAAGTTAGTATAACGTTCAAGGCTATTAAAGATGATGCTAATGCATATCTTTTAATAGGAGGAACTCTATTCAGAGCTATGACAGGTAGTAACGGATATGCTTGGATTCGAGTAGCATATCTTAAAGTAGAGGAAGGTAATAGACCTACTGCATGGTCACCATCCTTTGAGGATATCTTTGGGGATATTAAAGCAGCCGATAAGAAGGCACAGGACGTACAGAACTCTGTAAATGATATGTCTGCTGATAACAAAATGACTGCCTTAGAAAAGCATCAAGCTAGTAAGGATTGGGAAGGGGTCAAGGCAGAATATCCCATAGTGTCTGCACAGGCAGATGCTTATGGCAAGACTGCCGAGAAAACTGCTTATACGACTGCTTATACTGCACTGAAAAACTATATTGAACCTATCTTAGTTAAGCTAAATGAGACTTCTGACATAGATGGCAACAACTACCGAGGACTATGGAAGAACTACTCAGACACTAAGTCTAAGCTACTGAGAGCAGTCACAGATGGCTCTAAAGATGCTATAGATAATATATCTGTTGGGGGCAGAAACTTAATTCTAGGCTCTCATAAGGATTTCTCAACAACAGACTATCTAATTAATCAGTACATGCTATCTGAGAACTGGGTAGCTGGTCAAGAGTACACTTTTGTAATTAAAGGTACTGTCCCAGCAGGTCAGAAGTTTGGCATATGGATGAATGGTGGCTCTAATAATGTTGGGTATGCTACAGCTACTTACATTAATGGAGTAACCTATGTAACATTCAAAGCTATAGCTACTACCTCCGGTAATGAGAGAATCATCAACCTATATAACTTTCCAAGTAACACTACTGCATCTACAGTAGATTGGGTTGCGTTATATAGAGGTAATAAACCTATGGATTGGACACCTGCTCCAGAGGAAGTACAAGGGAATATTGACAATATCCAAGTGGGTAGCCGTAACTACATTGGTAACGGTGACTTCAGTACTCCACTTGAAGATGACCCTAACAAAGCATTCTACGCTAAAGGGGACATACAAGAGATTGTAGACATCTCTACGGAAACTCCACCCCATAAGTGGGCTTTACACTGTAAGAATACTGCTGCTAAAAATAATGGTCAGGCTAACTTCCCTGTGTTCATTGGTAACGCTGCTAAAGACTTACTAGGTAAGGAAATAACTGTGAGTATGTGGGTAAAATACCAAGGAGTTGTTAAAGGAGCAAATGTTTGGAACAGCTTGCGAGTAGGAGACCTTTCCATAGATTACAAAAAAGCTGATGGTGTCACATATAACTATCAACCTTCTGTAATTGACCAGGTGGTAGGAACGGACATGACTTGGAAGAGGGTATTTGCTACCTTCAGAATAAACCCAGCAGGGGCTACTGAAATCACTCGTATTGGATTTAGGTCTCTACTTGAGGGTTGTATAGGGGAGTTCTGGGTTACTGGTCAGAAAGTAGAGATTGGTAACAAGGTTACTGACTGGACACCAATGCCTGAAGAGGTCAATAATGTTATCTCTACTATCACAACTCGTGTTGGTTCTGTAGAGGCTACCACTAAAAATTTAGGAGACCAGCTTCTTAGTAAAGTAGAGAGCACTGACGTGTATACCAAGCAAGAAGTACTAGGTAAACTTGCAGAAGGTGAAATCTATCTAAAAGGTACTGGTCTAAACCACGGTGGAAACCGAGTACTAAAGGTAAATGGAGCTACTAAGTATGATAGTAATGCTACTCGTGGTTTACGCTTACTGACTTTGAGTAGAGCAAACTTAGCAACAGTAGAGGACATCAACTATGATGTATATGCAAGTGATGCTCAACAGATTGCCCTATCTGATAAGCTGAAATCTTTAGGTAATAACGTCTTGGTCACTCTTACATCTTACGATGCAATTAATATGACTACTAATACTGGATTGCTAGATACCCTAGCTGACTTTGGAGGTTCTGGTCAAGAGCTACGAGGTAGATTCCCATTTGCATTTATAGGTCTTAAGGGTCTTGGTAAAGGGTCTGGTATTGAGGTATCAACTGGTTTAGACCAAACGAAAACACCTGTAGCAGAGGTGTTTACTAAGGTATCATCAGGTATACCACAAGGATTCAATACTTCATCTAAGGTACTAAATGATACGGTAAGTACTATCACTACTAGAGTAACTACTGCCGAGTCTACAATCAGTCAGCATTCTAAGAGTATTGACCTAAAAGTAAATGTTGATGGAGTTATTGCAGCTATCAACCTCTCTCCTGAAATTGGGAAGGGTGTACTAATCCAAGGGGAGAACATCATGCTTGATGGTAAGGTAAAAGCTAGACACCTTGCAGTGACGGACTTAGCTAACATCGTTATGAACAGTGATTTGAAGGATGGTTTAAGTGGATACTCAGCGGGTACCCTCATTAAGAAAGCCAATGCAAATAGAGCCAATGAGGTACCAACAGACTACGTAATTGAGCATAATGGCAGAGACCTGTACTATGGTGACCCATTTCCTATTAATAGACTAGAGGTGTTCTCTTGCTCACTCCTAGCTAAGCAGATTGCAGGTACAGCTTTATGTAGCATAGGTCTATGTTTCACTAATGTAAACTCTGCTGGAGTTGTAACACAGACTGATTGGAGAAAGGCTACAACATTCCCTAATGATACTGATATCCCTAACACGCCTTGGAAAACCCAACAAGGTCTAGTAACCGCTCCAGACTGGGCAACTCATGCAAGAGTGTGGATACAGATTGAGCAACCAACAGGTACTACCACAACTAAGTGGCAGGTGACCCTAGCAACGGTTAGACGTACTGGTTTACTAACGTTTGACCAAGCTAAAGGGGGTACCCTTGAGTTAGGGGAAGGTGGACGTGGATTACTTCGTGTGTATGCAACTGTCAATGGCAACCAAGATACAGTAGGTCAGATTGATGAGAATGGAGCCAGCTTTACTAAGGTTAGAACTAACCTTCTAGAGGTTTCTGGTAATATCAGTGCCCCTAACATAGTTACTAGTAATAGGGCTTGGTTGGAACTATTTGTAGACCCATCTAATAGTGGTAATTATACTCCAGACGGCTCTATAACTAAACCATATAAAACTATCAGGGATGCCTTAAACAGTGTACCTAAATATATAGACGTTGACGTGGAAATCAAGCTTCAAAATGATACCTATGAACAATGGATAGACGTTAGGGGCTTTGTGGGTGCAGGTACCGCAGGAGGAGCAGGTATATTCCTTAGATCTGGTACTAATGGTAGAAAGACCATATGGGGAGGTGTCCGATGCTGGTACAATTCTGCTCCAGTATTCTTAAATGACCTCAATATAGTCAGCAATACTCAAGATGCCAATGGGGTATTAGAATCCTATGGGTGTACTAAAGTAAGTTTATGGAGATGTAACCTTACAGGCAACAATAAAGCTAAGACAGGGGCTTACTCTGAAGCTAGTAATGTGTGGCTAAACGACTGTGAAATCTACAGTTCTTGGGATATGTTTAAAGTATACCGAGGGTATATGTGGGTGCTCAACTGTCGGGGGGGCGACTGTGCTACTGTTTTCTCTAGTGTTGCTGGTACTATTCAAGGTGCAGGTACTAGACCTGGATTTAGAAATGGTGGCGCTGAGAAATATGTAGAGCAAGGTGGGTATATAAGTGGTAACTGGACAGAGAACACTGGTTCATGGTCTAAACCACAACCTCCAGTAAACCCAGTACAGGAAGCATATGTGGAACCTAATGGTGCTAAGTCATGGCGTGATAACTTTGGTGGTCAATGGTACCGTGATGAAGTCCTACAAGGTACATGGGATGGATATGGTAACTACAGAGGGTGCTGGTTCTTTGGTAACAAGTTTGACTTCCTGAAAGGTAAGACTATCCTGGATATGACAATATACATCAAACGCTCAAACAGTGGTGGGGCTAGTGCTGCACAACAAGTTAGTATACGTACCCATGACCTGCTTAGCCAACCAGCAGGTATACCTCCATTATCTAGCCCTGTAACAGGTAACTTCTTTGCATGGGGTGAAGGAAAGTGGATTAACGTTAAGGCTCTTGCTGGTAGCTTCCAGACAGGGAATGCTAAAGGATTTGGTATATATGCTGATGCAGGCTCTCCTTATATGATATTCGATGCTTGGTGTCAGGTTTGGGTTAAGTATCAATAAGTTGATATTTATAATGGAGGGGTTATTACAACCCTCCATCTACATATAGGAAGGAGTGGTAATGGTGAAAGTACTAATCTATCATGTAGAAAACGGTGAACCAGTTAAGGGTATGAGATTAGAAGGTCTTCAAAACATTAGAGTATCTGATGATGAAAAGACCATCTACCACTCTACAGGCTCTTGTGAGGGTATTAAGGGAAGTCTCCTTATCCTACCAGACGATGTAGACTTTGACTCTTCTTTCTTAGACTTGAGACGTAGAGCTTACTCTATATCTTTATTCAAAGGGGATAACCTTATGGATAGCTTCAAGCAAATGCTTGAGATGGTACAGGGGATGAATAACTTTCAAGTACAGCAAACTATGGAAACAGATGCTAAAACAGAGGTTCTGCAAGTCGTTTGTGACTATGTTATGTCTGCTATTGAAGGTATGCAACTGACTATTGATGAGCAAGCTAAGAGGATTGAAGCACTAGAACAAGGCAAACCTATCACAGCAGTAGGAAAAGGAGTGTAAGCAATGGCTGAATTAACTAATGGAACAAGTGTAACAGGCGGAAAACTAGTCGGTGATGAGTGGTATCCTTACTATGAGCCAGGCTGGACTGCTAAAGACCAAGCATGGTGTTGTAACCTAGTGAGTCGATATAAAGTACCTATTTCAGTAATAACCCCGTTATATCGTACTATCATTGAGCAAGGCAAGTGTAATACTTTTGAAGCTGAGCACCAACGATATAAAGAGTTCCTAGCAGAGCATGGTATCGACCCATGGAACCCTAGATAACTCTTACAAAACAGACAGACACCTCTACATAGGGGTGTCTTTTGTTTTTTACAATTTTATTAGTGTACACTTTCTATGGAGGGGTAAATATGCATCTTAGCTATCAGGAAGTTAAGAGGAAGGAGGGCACAATGGGACACTATGTAATGAAAGCATTCGAGGGTTTCGAATGGAAAATCCTAGCGAGCGTTTTTGGAACGGTTGTTGCATATATAGAGGGATTCTATACTGAACTAATTTGGTCTTTCTTAGCACTTTTTACACTAGACCTTATTACTGGCATAATGAAATCTAAACGGAACGGTATCCCTATTAGTAGTAAAAGGCTAAGAGACTCGGTTAGTAAGCTAGGAGCTTACATTATTCTCATTACAGCCCTAAT